CCTCTGGTAACTCAGCATCCTGCTTCTCGCCCTTGATTGTAAGTTTGCGATTGTCTAGCGATACTGAGACATCATCCTTAGAGAACCCAGCCAAAGCAAATGAAAGAATATACTCTTTATCATTTAGTTTAACCTGATTATAAGGTGGATAGTTTGTTGTTGTTGTTACCTTCTGTAAGTTTGAGAAGGTATTAAAAAATGGATCATTAAAAAGATCCAGTGCTGTTTTTACCATATTATTCCCCTTTCAAGCGAATAAGTTAATTTACCCCCCATATGGGCAGGTAATAATATTATAACATAGAAAAGCAGGCCTGTCAAATAACAAGCCTGCCAGTCTATAGTAAGATTACTTTACTTGATTAGTTGTCTTGCCTCCGCCAGATGACTTCTTTGCAGGAGCCTTCTTTGCGGTCTTCTTAACAACCTTTGCAGACTTAACTACCTTATCTACCTCTTCTACAGATGGCATCTTGCCGAATGCAGGATCGTTAGGGTTGGCTGCTCTCAATACAACGGGCACAAGTGCTCCAAGTAGTGAGTATGCCAGTGTCTGGGGATCTGTAACTCCAGAAGCATACATTGCTGTTGCTGCTCCAAGAACTGATCTTCCGTATGACGCTAGTGCGTTTTTGATTTGTTGGTTCATTTTTTTTCCTCCTAGGATATTTATTCATTTGTTAGTTTGTTACTAACAAAACCTTTTCTTGATTCTACATACTGGTTAATAAATGGCACTATTACATCTACTTCTTCAGATGGAACAGCATTAATAAGCATATGGTTTATGCCCCTGCTTTCAAGAGTCTTTACGAGATCATCAAACTGTTCGTATGTAAAGTAGGCAGCATCTAAAACGGGCTGCGGGATCTCTCCCTTTCTCCACACTGGTCGAACTACGTGGTTTGTTAATAGGTCAAGTTCTTCTTCTGTTTTTCTAAGAATGGGAGTAATTGCAATCATCACTTCTATACCGTCTAGTTCCAAAGGAATAGATATAGAGGAATCTTTTAAGAAATCAGACCATCCACCACGAGCATAGATATGGTATGGCAGAATAATTTTATGGCCATACTTTTTTACTGTTTCAAACACATAACTGTTAGTTGTTGAAACATATACATCTAGTTTGTTTTTATGGTTTGGGTCACGCCAGTATCCTGGAGACTCCTTATCTTGGTTCATATCGTTTAATACGTTAAGAAACTCTATCATATAGTTTGATCTATCAACAGCACTGGAGTTATCATTGACATCTCCAACAACACCACCAACACCGTCTTCGTGGTCTTTTATATATCCAGAAATTAAATTGATCTGGAGTCTCCCTCTATCTATCTTGTCCATTGATCTATTAATCATAGAAAGATACTGAGGGGAAATTGTGTATGGACGAATAGCAACTAAGTATTTTATATCTTCACCCTGCTTTATATCTTTTGCAGTTTTAACAAACATATCGCCTTCTGGAATATCATGCGTAAACATTACTCCAGAGAAGTTATTCTTATTTAGGTTTGATGGAGACTTTATGTTTTCTGTATCACCCATTACTCCACCAAAATAATAAAATTTCATTCTGTTGCCTTACTATAATGATAATCACACAGGTCAGCAATTCTGCTTTGTGAACTAGCCCAAATGCGGGTGCTCTCTTCTTCGCAGGATTCTTCTTCACACATAAACATATTAATGTTGTTTGTGCTCTTTAGTGTTATCATTACTATATTCTATCATAGTCTTCTGGTAGCAGTTTCTTTAGTTCTTCATAAGCCCCAGCAATTTTTTTCATAGAGTGATAGTTTGGTGCCATAGAGCCCAGGTCTCCGTACTCTTTGAAGTATTCTATCTCAGGCTCAATATCAGTAATAAAATTATTTAATCCTTCTTGAACCTCTTCTATATATTGGTACGCCCAGTCACGAGAATCTGAAACAAATTTTAAAAAATCTTCATTGGACTGATCTTTGTCTGTTTTGTTTGTGTTGCTGCTTAATTGCTGGATTAGCATGGCCTCTAAAGTCTTTTGAATAATAACCTTGTTAGCCTTTTTTTGTATAATATAAAGAGACAAGAAAAGCAAAGTTAGAGAAGACAAGATGCATATAAAAATTAATTCAATCACAGTTCTTTGCCACCCTCTCTAACCAAAAGAACTATTGCTCCGTTATCTTCCAAAGCCTTTTTTACACGGATCATATATTCTATAGCCTGCTTTTTCTTTTCAACTGTTTCAAGAGACATAAAGACTTTTTCTTTTGCCTTAACGGTTATGAATGTGTCATTATCTACTAACTCTAAAGAAAATCCTTCAGGACATCTAAGAGATCTGAACGCTCTTCTCATTTTATCTGTATACATATTACTCCATTGTTAGGGACTGCCATGTTATTCCCCAGTCTGTCTTTGTCTTATGGCTAGAAAACTCTTTTGATATTTCCCCATTTTCCAAGTAGACTCCACCCCAAACTCCCCACTCTTTTCCAGAGATACCTACAGAAAAACATTCTTTTCTTACAGGGCAGTTAGAACATATTAGATCTACTGCAGGTCTTAAGATTTCATCTTCTTCATACTTGTCAAAAAATACATTTGTATCGTAGTCAAGGCATGAGGCATTATCTTTCCACTCATACTTATTCATTTTACCTTACATACTTGTCAGGTATTTCCCATCCAGTTCTAGAAACGACAAAGATCTTTTTTAAGTGCCAAGCATTATCTTTTAATGCTCCTTGCTTTGATGTAAAGGCCTTATCTGACCTTGTCATCTCTACAACATCCCATCCATCCCAGGAAAGGTTGCTGTTTTTGGAAACAATTGCTTCCATTTTTTCAAGAGAACTGATTGATACCATTGTGTCTACTCCTTAGAAGTTGTATACGTTTGTGTTGATGTTTTTTGATTTTGATAAACCTACTATTCGAGAAGCCTGCTCTTTTGGATTAGAAACAAAAGCAAAATGATTAAAACTGCTCATGTTTTCTTCAATCCATTCAGGCGTAACTCTGAATAACTTGATTGACTTTCCTCTAGACTTCATCCCTCTTTCAGAAAGATTGACAAATTCAGATGCCATTGCACTAATGTTTGCTGGACCAGCCGTGTACAAGTAAAACTCCTTGTCATTTTCTTCTAGTTCAGATAATGCAACTGCCATTGCTCTAAGAAAAATGTTGTAGTTGTTGAAACTAGTCGTTCCCTGCACCCCTACTATCATTGCTTATCCCTTCTCTTAGTTTGTCTAATATGAATAACATCTTGTCTAATTGTACCTTATCCATAGTGCTCGTGTCAACTTGCATAGCATAATCTTTTCCGATCAAGTTGTTTACCATTGGTGCTGTATAAAAGGTATTGTCTTTGATCCAATACGCTTCATTTTCAACAATAATAACTCTTACATTTTCTTTTTCTTGACGAATTTTTGATTGGCTTTTTCTATTTATTTTTTCAATATGCTTTCTTCTAACAGAGTACTGATTATGAATCATAGACTGAGTCATCATAGGCTCATAAACTGTCCTGTTTCTAAAGAATACTACATATCCTATTACTAATAATAAGGGAATAGTTAAAGCCAATGCTCCGTACACGTTGTTCATAAATACCCCCAGGTAACCATTGTATCACTTTTGTCATAAATTGAAAATGTCAATATATTTAAACACGTATTTTCCAGGTCATGGCCTTTGGGCCTTGCTTAACCATTTGAAATATGTGATGCTTATATTGTTCTGTTAGTTCTGCATATAGTGTTGGATTAACCAGTTCTAGTTTGTCTGTGATTGAATAAAGCATCTCGCCTTTTTCATCTATCCCAGCCATCTCTATGGCACCTTGCATAATTAAATGCTCTACCATTGCTTGGCTTCTTAGGTTCATTACTTACCAGACTTCTTTCTAGCCTTAGCAAGTGCAACAAAGTCTTTAACTTTTGTCTCTCCCATATAGCCCCAGGCATGGCCATCATTGATCATCTTGTCATTGATTGAAACGGTATCCCCATCAAGATAAACCCAACCAAGAATACGGCCATACTTTTCTGAAGAGTCCATCTTCTCTGTCTTGATCACTACAGACTTAGCACTGTCAATAGCAGCCTTCAAATAAGCCTTTGCTTCCAGTCCTAAAGCCTTTTCAGCCTTGTCTGCTGTACGAGACTCAGGTGTATCAATACCAGCCAGTCTGACTCTTGAACTAAAAGAAATATCAAACCCTAAATCAATTTCGACATCGATGGTGTCTCCATCAACGACCTTTGTTACTTTCTTTACATAATATTCAAACATTTGTGCCCCCTTAGACCCAATACTTAATTATAGCAGTTGCTGCAAGAATTGACCAGATTATATTAAACCAAATAATTGTTGGTAATGTTTTAACTGTTGATGACCAAATTAAAGATAGGCTAGTTACTAATGCAAATATATATAGCCACCAAAACTGAACACCAAAAATAAGACCTGGGATAATGATTGCTGCCTTGGTCATAAATGCAAAGAACTCTACCGTATTAGGTAGGTTCCAATAAGATTTATGCCTCATTGTCTTTAGAGCATTAATCCATTCTGTTCTAAATTTCATTTTAATCCCTCCAAAAATTGTCTATGATCTACACATTCTGA